GGTTGATTTTCAAAAACCTCTATTATTGGAATGTTTTGATTATCTTCATCAGCAGTTAGATTGGTGTATTGTTGAAATCCAAAGTAAGCAATTATAGATACAACTATAAGGCCTGTTATCTTCATAGCAAAAGCTGACCAATTCTGCTCAGGCGATATAATACTTTTGATAATTGATAGTATTTTATCCATCTAAATCTCCACTATTGTTTGTGTTTCTAAATCGTATTTAAAAACCTCTGTGTTAACTAATTCGGTTTCTATAAAACCAACTGCATTCTTTCTATATTCTAGGACCTCATCCATATCATCTAAATTTAGGTGTCCGATATAGCTCTCAATCAGATCTCCGTCATTATTGTAAAAGTAACCTTTAACTTTAGTTAGGCTCATCGTTTTAACTCCGTGATAGTTAGTCCTGTTCCACCGAATATCCAATATTGGTCTGTCGTTTCAGTAGGCTCATAGATAAATAATCCATATTTAGACCCTGTCGTGCCGGTAACTCCTGTTGCATCATCTAAAAATGATGAGCTAAAGCTACCCTGTATACCTTCTGTCGAGCTTTGTCCGGTGGCATCGCCTGTTCCTAAGAACACAGCATAATTTCCTGATGCGTTAGCTTTAGTCCAATATGCGTTAGTCGGTAATTTTTGAAGAACTATGGCATAAGCATATTTCGTAGCAAGAACAGTCCTTTTGCTAGCTAATGCGTTTGCGTTAATTAAAAAACCGGCAATAGAGCTGTCAATAGCTCCTAATGTTATCTCTGCCGCCATATAACCATTAAAAGTAGTGCTATCACTTCCTGTTCCGTTAGCAGAATAGGTGACTGCATCCTGAACACTCGACTCAGCTGATGCGTTAGAGCTAACAATGGACCCTGATATATTAGATATAGCGTTCATAGTGACATCACTTGTCGCTATTGTGCTGAATTGAGCTGATACCTCTGCGGTGTATGCGCTAGCAACACCTGAATTATTAACCGCTCTAACCTTAAAGTAGTAGGTTTGGTTTAAACTAAAGGCAGTATCATAATTCAAGTTATATTCTTGTTGTCCGGGTGTTCCATCTATCGAGCCCAATAGGTTAAATGTGCCGCCACTAGATGTTGAGTAATAAATCTCCACTCCCTTTAGGTCTTTATCACTAGGGTTGGTCCATTTTAAGACTATTGCTATTGGATCGCTTGTAGCGGATAAACTAGAAGGCGCACTTGGTGGGTTTGTATTAGCATTTATAGTAATTTGCGAAACCGAACTGAATGCTGACTCATAACCTGCGTTATTTCTTGCTTTACATCTAATATCGTATGTTTTGCCGGATATAACCGGTCCTATTAAGCATCTTGTCATTTTTGGAGCCTCGACCCGAACCAAAATGAAACACAAATGGATAAGAGTCCAAAATCTTCCTCTGAATAGCTATCTCTTATAGCTTTTAAAGCCTCATCGCCTTCTTGTATCGCTATAACTATAATAACGACCTTAAATGCTAGGTAAGTTAGAAAAAAACAGTAAGTTAAGATAGGTCTGACCGATGATCTTAAGTTACTAATAAAACCTGATGAAGTATTTTTTATTATTGCCTCGTCATGAGCATAAATAGATTTATTTTGCTGAATTTTAGCAAGAGCATTAGCTTCACTTACTTTCATTTTGCTTTGAGCCTGCATTAATGCCATTTGGTTCTTAAATTTTTGCTTTTCAGTGAAGTGATCGAGAATTTTAGGCACAAATGAAGTGCTAAATCCCAATAGTGAGCCAATAATGCTAATCATAATAAATTACCTCTAATTTGATAAAAAAAAGACTCACAAACGCGCACAAATGCGCATACAGAGCCTAAGTAATACTAATTAATATAAATATATATAAACGCTTGTGTGAGCCTTATATCGACTCCTGTGGCGTTTAACTAAAAAATGCTAGTTTAAGGAGTAAAATTAAAGAAGATGATGTAGCTGTTAATAAAATCATCTCCAATCTCTTAACTCTGTCGAGAGTCCTCTCTCCTATATCTTCACAAGATACAATGTGGTCTGTTAATTTCTGTTCTATAACAGCTACCTTCTTATCTACCTCGCTGACTGTTGCTTTTGCCATTTTATTCTCTTAATACTGATGTGGTTTCATAATTAGATGCAGTCGACTCTTTGTGTTCAATTGCATATTCATAAACAAACTTATTATTAGTAGGGTCAGTTATATTAACCTCTACTTGATCTATAATAGTGCCGTCTTCTGATAATCCTTGTGTCTGCGTTAGAGCAAACGCAGGAGCATCTACTGATGTTGGGTTAGTTATTATAACTTGTGGAACAGCAACAGGGTCGTTTTGTTCGCTAGTGGACCAATCATAAACAGCGCTTTCTGTCTCTCTTAACTGAACATCAACAGTTAATGCTAATCCTTCTCCTGACCCACTAGTTCCGAAGGTCCATTGCATTATTTCAAATACTTTATTTTTAATGCCTAAACTCTCTAATGTAACTGAGCAGGTGTCACCCGGTTCGAGAGCAAATTTAGTTAATTTTAAACTAAGGTTTAAAGTCATCTGCTGTCGTGATCTTTTAAGTAATATTTTAGCTAATCGTTGAGCCATAGTGCTATCATCAGTCATTGGTAGAGGTAATTGTGCAACTAATTCTGCGCCATCTGCTGTTATAGCCGCTGAGTCACGAACTTCAGGATATGATGTAGGTTGATAATTACTCCACGCTCCTATTGCGACACCTCTAACAATATTAATTGCTTCTCTTTTACTTGGCTTGCCAATTACATTAACAGGACCGGCTAAATCGTCATCTGTTATCGTTACAGTAGGCGTTCTATATTCGCCTGCATAAACTTTAAATTTGCCATTACTAAAGACCATAAATCCTGACATACTATTTAAAATAGTTTCAATATTTTGCTGAAAATTATGCGCTGTATCTAAAGTGCCATTGCAAGTATATCTTTTCTGTGTTCCTCCACCATCTAAACTAACTGTTTCATCACAAACATTAGCCGCCGCACTTATTAAAGTATCATCTACCATACTTGCGCTAATTCCCATGCCATAAACTGTATTGGTTAAATAATCTCGCAATATAATAGCAGGATTTTCACTCCACCCTGTTGAAGCATCGCGTGGGTCATATAGTTGGTCGTTACCTTTAACTATTGCACTAATTGCCGGTATACCTCCGACCCAAACTTCTTGATCATAACCTAATATAACCTGTAAACAGCAGATCCCCTTAAATTTGTCGGTAGCATTATCTAAATCAGTATTATTACCCCAAATAGTTCCAATATATTGAGTAGTTGTCCCAATTAATCCTGTAAATATTGTAGCTCTACTTTCACTATTAGGATAATAACGAGATGGAGAAGTAACCACACCTGATCCGTTTATTGTTAAAACATCATCATTAAAATAAACTGTTTCTATCTCAGCACATTGATGTCCGGCTAATCCAATCAATACATAAAGATTACCTCTATCCATTCCTGGTGTTCCTGACTGAGTATATTCTGCCTCTGCCATATATAATATTGGACCGCCTACTTTAGCTCTTCCATAGATAATTTTGCGAGATGTTATTGGGTTTCTATGAGAAGTACCTCGACCTAATAGTCCGGTCATATCAACTTTAGGCATCATTGCTCTAGCTGTGAAATATAATGGCACTCCCACTATAACTGCCTGAGCCGCCCAAGATATAACTGTAGCTAATTTTCCTGTCGCTCCGAATGCCGACGCTATAGCCGCACCTGCATCTACTATTAGCGCTGATAACCATGCTGCAAAATCAGGCATATCCTAACCTCAAACTTCTTACATTAAAAAAATTTTTACCTTCATTAACTTCACATTTATGCAGACCTTCTTTAGCAGGTCCTAATAAATAGCCTTGATAATAAATTAACGCTAATTCATTAAACCTTTTATCTAATGTTTGCTCTGCTGTTACCACATCGCCATCTTGTAACTTATTAATATTGGTGTGTTGGCGAAACCGACTGTCAATAACATCAGTTAAGCTTTTATAACCCATTTTATCTAATAATTTGCTCGCTTGCATTTCACTATTCCATTTTTTTATATCTTTTAAATGATCTATTCCTGTTGCTAATCTTATTGCTTCTGCTGAAAATGTAATGCAGTCATTCACACCATATTTAAATGGTTCGTGTAATTTTTGAGCTATAAATGTTTCTAAATCGTTCATGTTAAAACGGGTAATACTTACCTGATTGGAAGTCTTCTAAAATTTTATCTAATTCTGCTTGCGATGGAGCTGAAACTGTTGGCGCTACAACACTATATGGAACACCCCACAACACTTCTTTTTGTTGTAAAGCTTCAACAAACCTTAAACTAGCATCACCTGTATGTAATGCCTTTTGGTCTTCATCTGTGTAAAGCAGTCGTCTCGTTCTTTTTAAATCTATTAATGAATTTTCTACTGTGAGTGAAATTAAAGATGTTTCACCACCCTGTTGGATTGTCATTACATCCATTTTACCAATAAACAAGGTGTATGGGTTTTGTACTAATATACCATCTGTTAAAACACCAAATAAAACTTTAGCAGTTCTATTTTGATATTCTTCATATAAAGCTGATGCAACTAAATCGTTAGGTATACCGGATAAGGATAAATTAATGCCATTTGCTTTAATTTGTTCTTCTTGTTTTATTTCTGATATTTGTCCGAACTCACCTGCGCCTATATAAGTTATGCCGTCATAAGTTATCTCGCCATATCCACTCCATAAATTAAGAGCAGGGTCAGTAATATTTATCTCTCCACCCATTCCTGAATGTAAGCCGCATTTATAATATAAAGTATTAGGAGCTGTGCTATCAACAACCCATTCAGTCTTAGCTCCTGCGTTACCCGGAGTGCCTGTCGTTGTAACACCTGTAGAATAAGTCGTTCCATCTAATGTTGATGCTAATAATAGTGGATGTCCTGCGTTAGAGCTGTCGCTCTGATCAAAAACAATAGTATTTCCTCTCGCAACATTAACAACTAATTGTTGAGTATTGTTTAATGAGTATCTATTGCCATCTCCTGTAGCTAATACTTCTGTATATACATTTCTAGTAACGCTTCCTGAAAAATCTAAATGAACAGCATAAAAAGGCTCTACTAATTGTGCGTTTATTTGAGTCTGAAAATCAATAGTCCGAGCCATTATAGTGCCTCGCGACAGCTAAAGCTTAAGCTATATAAACTTTGATGATTTACAGTCCATGTGATTTCATTACTAACTAATCGGAAGACACCTGTGCAGTTACTTGTCGTTACACTCTCTCCACCTGATAAAGCTGTTCTTAATCGTGGGAATATATCGACTGTAACATTTCCTCCGCCATCAGTATTTGCATCGGATAAAACTTTAAATAACTGTTTAGAGGTTCCTGTGCCGATACTAATATAATCTGATGCTTTGAAATAATTGGTCTGACCGCCTGTAGCGCCTGTTAAAGATAATGAGGAAATATTAGCGCTGTGAGCGCCATTAATGGTAGGAGAACCGGGAGAGGATGCGTTAGTGCCTTGGTTAGTGAGGGAATTAGGGTCAGGTTGTAGATAGAATGTGCCAAAAGTTCCTTTTAACTTTAAAAAGAAAGCCTCCCATTCAGCTGATTGAGCGCGATTAAGAGGAATAGTCGTTATATCTGCCTCCCAATATTGTCCTGCCCATTGATATTGTTGTGTAGTTTGAGTAAATGGTGAAACAGTCTGACCTGTACTGCTTACTCCTAACATTCTGACTAAAGCAAAACTAGTAGTATTAGGAACTGATAATGGATAGGTTATACTCATACTTCTGCGCCTCGCATTCTATTATCTATCATGTGTCCTTGCGATGCTTGAGCTATTGCCGGCAATAAGGATAAAATTTCAGCTCTAACTGTCGATTGAACACCTGTTGTTATATTAATTGTCTGATTTGTGCCGCCTAATTGATTATTAGGAGTGATAGTTCCGGACATTCTACCTAATGTTAGCAATTCAGGTCCTTTTTCACCGACTAAGAATGTTCCACCTGCCTTAACAGGCCCGCCTAATGCTTGAGGAGTAGGTAATAATCCTTTAAAAAATGTCTCAAATGGTCCTAAAATTGGTCCGAGTATCATTTTTTGGACAAATAAGTTAACTAATGCCGCTAATATCTGCCTTCCTAGGTCTTTAAATGCCTCTCCGACTCTTTTTGTTCCTAATATAACATTTTCAAAAGCTTTTCCGAATGCTGTTGTAAATGAGGCGGCGTGACTTAGAGCGGCTCCTCTAAAATCTTCAACCTTGGTCCTTAATTTATTAAAAGCACTTACTGCGTTTTTACTTTCTCCTACTAAATTTGTTAAACCTAGTGTTTCCGATAATTCGTTTTCACTCTTTGTGGTATTTAAAAGATTTTTAGCCGCATCTCCGACTTTATCAATACCGGCTCTTATCTTATCGACATCCTTTTGACCTTTTTCAATAGCCATAAAGAAACCTTCTTTAATAGGTTCTTCTCCGACTAACCATTTCGGCATATTATTAACCATCATCCCAATAGCATGGGACATCTTTAATATACCTTCATATCCTGAGACTATTCCGTGACTTAATCTAACAAATATATCGAGTAACTTTTGTGCGGCTCTTTGTGGTCCACCATTCTCACTAAATTGTTTTGCAAATTTAATCGCTATCTCGACCATTTTAGTCATTGCCGGTATTAATCCGACTAAAAATGTTCTAAATACACCTCCTCCGATTGTTTTTAATAAAAAGAAGTCATCGTTAAATTTTTCAATGCTAGCTGAAGCTTCTGCATTTAAGACTAAACCAAGCTTAACAGCATCTTCTTGCATCTGCGTTAAAGCTTCTGATCCTAGCTCTAAAACTTGGATCATAGCCATACCACCTTTACCAAATAATTGGAAAGATAGAGTGGATTTTTCTTGTTGCGTTGCAAGACCTGCTATTTCATCTGATAATCTTTTAAACCTTTCATCAGGTGACAGTCTATTTAACTCAGCTACAGACAAATTAAGAGCTTCTAAAGCATATCTAGCAGTACCTATACCCTGCTCTGCCTCACCTAAGTTCTTCTCCATCTTTTCTAATGTCTTTTGAACAGTAGATATTTTCTCGCCGGCAAGTGCGGCGGCTAATTCAAAGCCGCCTAACTGTTTGGTAGTTAAACCAATCCTGTCAGCCATCTTCTTATTAGCATCGACTGACTCTAAGGTTCTTTGCGTTAAGATACCGAGTCCTGCAATACCTGCGAGAGCTACTAGACCTGTTTTAAAGTTAAATACTGCTTTTTTAGCTATACTTAGTGACCTAGTAAAACCTCTAAACACTCCACGCGTTAGGTCTTTAGCTACTAGTAGCGTGCTTAATTTTGCTTGACTCATTTTTAATTTTCTCTGCTTCTAATTGATAAAACGCAATCCAATAGACAAACTCTTCAAAGCTTAAATCTAATATTGCATCTATAGTGGTGTGTTTACGATCAGCTAATAAATAAATAAGATATGTAAACTGATCGCTAGTTAGTTTTTTTCAGCTTGCTCAACATCAGGAACATCAAAGATATTCTCTAATAATTTTGCGCCAACATCAGTTATGAACTTAACATCCATTCCTAATAAATAAGAGCGGTCATCATCTCCAAAAACTTTTGTCCCTTCTTCATCTGTCAATTTCATTATGATTAAATCTACTATAGCTTGAAAGCTTGGTAGATCACCTGATTGAAGTTGTTTATAAAATTCAGGGTATTGTTTTCGAAGTCTTGTGTCCTCTCGAACTGTTAGTTGTGAATAAAAGACTTTTAATGGGTCTCCATTATCAGCCAAACCGGGTATAGAGAAAGAATATTTTTCCTTTCCCTTTTGTAGCTCTAAGAGCCGGTCCTTTAAGCTCATTTAATCTCCTTATGGTGCTGTTGCTTGTGATAGTGCGCCTGTGCCTGTTAAACTAACTGATGCAGTTAGTAATCCATTAGCTGACTCACTCCAATCAAGCGAAGAAACTAAACAATCTCCTGAATAGTATTTATCCACGCCTGATGTTGTTCCTTCTACATAGAAAGAAACTGTTACGCTTGATCCACCGCCTGCACAAGCAGTTAGTAAAGCCGCGCCTGCTGTATCTGCATCATCAAAAAATAAATTAACTGAACCAGACCAAGACTCAAGTGTGTTGACGAATGATTTGCTAGTTGTTCCGATTGATGATGTTTCAACGCTATCTACTGTTTTATTAAATGAGAAGTCAGTAACTTGACCCAATGTATCTGAGCCGACTTTAACTACTGCTTCATAACCTTTAGCTATTGCCATAATAATATCTCCTTAAATTATAGGTGTTTGTGAATTAGTTGCTCTTGTATAATAAAGAACATCATAATTTAATCTTATGAGTCCAATAGGTTTTTCAGACTCTGCTGTTATCTCTACCTCTGTCGAGGTTAATGATATTTCTATTGCCTTGCCATTTAAATTAGGGTCAGCTCCGAGTGCATCTTCTACTTCTCCTGATATAGTATCTAAAGTGTTCTCTATTGATGTGTTGCCTTCTGCAATCCCTTCAATAGATACGACGCACATTCGTTTATAGGTAGATGGACTGCCATATTCACGCTCACAAGCCTCGTCGTTAGTGTAAACTAACAAACATGGTAGATTTGCGTTAGGCACTAGAGAGTATAACCTAGTGTTATAAACTTTACTGCCTGTTGTTGTTAATCCGGTTAATGTTGTTATTATCCGGTCTCTAATTTGTTGTCTTGCGTGTGACATATCTGCCTATTGTAATTGTAAATGAATTAAAGAAATGCCTGTGCCATCGCGTTGTATTTCTTTAACCTTAAATGTTTTTTCTGTATCTGTGACTTCATCCGTTAGGACTATTGTATCGTCTGCCGCATATCCATTAGGTAAATCTTGTGTTCTTAATTGTATGGTTGGAGTGGAGCTTGATACAGGTGCTCCACCACCATCAAAAGTAAAATACGGGTCTTCAAATATTGCCTTTAAAATATAGGTATCGTTTGATGACGCTACTGTATAAGTAATATTTTGACCAAACGCATGAGTATTAAAGAAGGCTAATGGTGTCGTATATATACCCATTACTCACTCTTCGCGTTAAGACTGCCTGTTTTTGGTTTAGCAATAACTTCTTCTACTGTTTCGTTGTTAGGTTCTGCTAATTTCGCATTTATATATTTTTCAGCGCTATCAGGTGGGAGATCTATTACATCTCCCTTTTTTCTTTTAATACCTAAAACTTCAGTATCTTTAATTAATTTAATCTCCACGAGTTTCTAGCTCCTCGCCTTTAACAGCGCGGTCTGTTTTTTTAGACTTTGCTTTAGCATCTACAGCTAATCCGTTGTTAATTAAATAATTAGCATCTCTGTCATCGCATTCAACAGTTTCACCTGCTTTTACGACTACGCCATTAATATACATATCTCTAGTTGGTTTTATTTTCATATTTTTATTAGGGAGGGATTTCTCCCTCCCATCTCCTTCAAAGGTGTTTTTAGTTGTTAAAGTCAATTAAGCACTAAGCTCCAATTGCGAAAGACACCGGGTGTTTAACACCGAAGTCTAATGAAGTTAGAACTCTTAGTCTTAATCCGCCGCTTTTAAATAATGCGTATGGATCAGCTTCTACTTCAATACCGCCTGCCCAAGTTGCAACTATAAACTCAGAGAAGTCTCCGAGGATATATTTGTTAGCCGCTACTTGACTTGAGATTAATACTCTTCTGCCGTCTATGAAGCCGTCGCGTTGAGCTACAGGTGAGCCTGCGCCATTAGTTGCGAGTGACTTAGCATATCCATTTAGTGCAGGTGTTGTAATAACTGCAACGCTACCGCCATCTAATGCTTTGTTGTCGGCTAATATAGCTGACTCACATTCTATTAGTTCGGCATAAGTAGGTGAGCCTGCAACACCGAATGCTACTGCATTTACACCGGCTACATTAAGAAGCCCTGTAGGTTGTCCTGCAGCACCTGTTCCATTTAGAGCCGCGTCATCAATGCCAACAGCAGTTGCTCTAAGCAAGTTGGTTCTCACCATCTGCTCAATCGCAAAGCCATCGGTATTTTGTAGTAGACTTCTCGTTAAGTCAGTTGCCGCGCCAACAGTCTTTTCATCAAGTGTAATGCTGTCTAATGTTGGATCGCTTTGGTTAACATCATTTCCTTCAGTTACCCATCCGACTGTACTTAGAGCAGAAACTCTAGGTATCACGATGTTACCTGTATTACCCGGAATTGATGTTGGGTTAGCTTGTAGAATGGTGCTGAATGGTGTTAATGCATCGATTAAATTACCATACTGCTTATCAGTATAAACAAATGAAGAACTGTTTGCAGTGTTCATTGTTCTCTGACCCCAATCATTAGTTACATCTTCAGGAATGAAGAAACCTTGTGTTTCTTTTCTGATTTTCTTTGAGTAAGCTTCTGATGCTTCTAATTCAAAAGCCGCTTCCTCTCTGCTAATCATACCTGCTTTAGCTTTAGCCGCTCTTACAATAGAGAACTCTCTTTTTTCTTGATCATTAAGACCAATTTCTTGTTTCTCTATTGGAGTGTTTTCTAGCTCTGTTAAAATTTGACCTCTAAAAGCTGAAAGACTTACATCGTCTTCTACTGCTTTTCTCGCTAAGTCTGATTTATTATGTCTTGCGCCAATTTCAAGAATTTCAGCAATTTCATTCTTTCTTTGCTTCATTTCTTCTGACACTTTAGTTCTAATTTCAGACTCAAGGTCTACGCTATTATCAGTTTTATTTTCTTCTGACATTTTTTTCTCCTTGTTAAGATTATCTATAAGTGATTGTGAACGACCTAAATTAAGACCTCTGTCAAAACCTACAGTATTATCTGCAGGCACACTTACTACTGACACTTCATAAGCTTCCCAATCAGTGACTCTGACATCTTGACTGGTCTCGTCTTCACTTCGTTCCATGTTGTGAATTTGGTAACCGATACTTACATTTTTTCGGATACCTGTCTGAACATCTCTAAATATATCACTTGCCAATTCCGATTCACCGAACCGAACTGTTGCCAATAATCTACCCTGATCACTGTCAAGCGTTGCATTTTCAACCACACCAATTTGGTTTTCAGTATTGTGGTTTAATAGGAGTGGAGCATCTCTTAATAGTCGAGATAATCTAACCTCTCCATCTCTATGTCCTAAAATTTCGTTGCCGAATGTTCTTTGGACCGGAGACTCTGAACTTACAGACATTGTTAAAGTTCTATCTGAAGTATTAGTAGCCTCGCGTATTTCTAACGGGAAGGAAGCGCGTTCAACATTTCCTTCTCTTAAAGACAAGCCTTTCTTTTTACTTCTAGACTCCTCTTCATCTTCGTAGCTATTTGATGCTTCTTCAGCAGGCGCTGTTTCTTCAGTTTCTTCTGTTTCTTCTTCCTCTTCTTTATATGCAGGTTCTAAAACTATGCTGAATTTGTCTCCATCAGCATTTTCGCCTATCTGAGCTTTGATTTCTTCAGGCATCTTCTTCTCCTTCTTGGTTATTTACCGGACCTTGGTCATAGACCTCACCGGTGGTGGTGTTAAACTTTGTTCCAAATGGTTGAAACGCCAACTCGATCTTAAACCGATCAGCTAATGCTTTTTCAGCATCTAACTCACTAAAGTGTGAGCCTAACTCTTTACCATATTGGTTCAAAACATCTTGCATCGTCATTAAGCCATTATTTAAAGCCATTTGTGATGCTTGAATTTCTTTCTGTGGATCAATCCAAGAGTAACCTCTTGGTATAAATGAACAGCTATAAGCAAATTTATCGTAATTTTGTAACTTTATTGGTCCATTATTAAATTCTAACGCTCCTATAGTTAGATTGTGTTTTAACCATTCTCTATATACAGGTATGCAAAAATGGTGAATTAACCACGATTGGTTCTGCTTATAATAATCTCTTTCATCTAATAGACCGACTCTTGAACTACTGTAGCTTGTTTGTGATAGATCATTAGATAAACTTGCATAACTAACGCCTAAACCTGACGCTATTGTTCTAATCATTGACTTATCATATTGGTCTACATTCGTGTTTGGATGTTTATTATCCATAAACTCTATATCATAGCCTTCCGGTAGCATTTCAATCGTACCCGGAGAGAAGTCCATAGTAGGCATATAAGCATTATCATCGTCTAAATAGCCTTCTGCGTAATTATCGCCTGTTGGTGTTTTTAAGAACGCCATTTTAGCCGCCGCAGATTTAGATGCTATTAGTTCACTATATCTAAAATCTTGTAACCATTTAATTGCTGTCATTACATTAGCAATTCGAGGGTAACCTCTAACCTGACCAAACCTATGCGAGTCAAATAAATGAAGTGCATCATCTGCAGGCAGTCTTATATTCTTATCTACATTAGTAATATTAGTTAATATGTCACTATATGGGTTAGCCTTTAAATAATATGCAGTAGGCTTCATAGACCTCTTCTCTATTTCAACACCCATGCGTATTTCTTTTTTATCGCTAATATCTTTATTTAAGTCTGAGTCAATATAATCAGGCTCTAAGAAGTTTAGCTTAAAGCCATCTTTAGAACGAATAAATTGCGTAAATGTTTCGCCATCTCTTACTAAACCTACCATTACCATTTGATATAGGTCGTGCATATTATATCTGCCGCTTATATCAGGGTTCTCACACCACTCATACCATTTGCGTTCTATTAAATCGTTTGCAGGACTATCTAACTCTCCATTAGCATTTCTTGCTCTTACTTTAATCTTAAACCCTTCTCCAACACCTACGACACCTTGTTTTAATAATTGAAAGTACCTTTGTATTATTGGATTATTTCGTTCTAAATCACGCGCTCTATCTCTTATTGTTTGTAGATTACCTTTTAATTCTTCATTAGGAGATTGGTTGGTGGCTTTCCAATCATTAAACAATCTGCCAAACTTACCTGCGGTAAATTCTCTTTTCTTTTTTGCTTTTTTGTTTCTTTTAAATATGTCCATTAAAGCCATTAACTATACTCCGCTGTTAAATTTTCCGTATATTATTTGACCTGTCGGTAGACCGCGCTTTGCTCTATTTCTTCTTTGGTCCATAACGACTTCTCTTTCATAAAATAATTTATGATCATAGAGTTCAGTTATAGACATCTTTGTTAATGACCTACCTGCTATTGAATAACTAGATGCATCATCAACAAACTTATTTTCTAGCAACGCTTTTATCTGCTCTAATACTTTTTCATTATGTGTGCGAAAGTCTTGTCCATCTGATACTAATGAATAATCAGGTTGTATTTCTATTGAGCCATCATATACTTGGTATCTTTCAGTTGCGCTTTCAACAAAACCCTGACCGGTATATATACCTGCCATATACTCTTTGCTTGTTGCTTTGGGGACTGTTATTCTAAAGTTATTACCATTAGCCGCCGCAACAATATTAAAGCTACTCTTACCTGCGCTTTCTCTAAAGTAATAAGTTAAGGTATAAGTGTCGCTTTTAAAGTCTGAGTAACTTCTGTCCCACTTCCAAGTCGTTCCTGCTGTTACTAATACCGGTTCTTGATTTACATAATCGTATTCTAAGTCTGTAGTCATTTCGGTTCTACCAATATGTTGTAGTTCCTCACAGCAGTATTGCCATTTGAGGTAACTATTGTGTTTGTTAAAACATAGTTATAACCATTCTTACCTGCAGAAGCTTTGATAGTGGTTTGTGTTCCACTAATCTGCGAGTCAGATAAAGTCATTTCACTATTACTTACTGTCCAATTAGAAGTGCTGATGGTTTCAGCACTTGCTAGCATATCGGACCAGTTAATATTATATGGTAGCGTTTCGCCGACAGCTTTAGTTGAATTATAGCTGTCAACAGCTACCGCGTTTGGATAACGAGGCATAATATTTCCTATGCTAAGGTAAATATGCCGTTAGCGTTGATAGTAACCTGAAACTGTGAATTAGTTGAGCTTACACCGGATGCCGCTGAAGTATCTAAATCAACATAACAAAGTAACGCATCACTTGCGTGAGTATCGTCGTATATAACTAAATATTTTGCATTACTAATTGTAACTGAGCTTCCAAAATTTATGTCCGCGCTGTCAAATGTAACTGTTCCTCCTGACTCAGCAACAGTTACTGAACCTAGAGTCTGCTCACCATAATCAGAGTCAGCAATCTCGTTAGTAACATCTGTTTTAACTGTGTTGCCACTAACACTTGGTGTGTAAGATGATGTAGTCATCATAGCTTTGAATGTATCGCCATCAAGGTCGACTCCATTATTAGCAATTAATAATTTTGCATTGTTGTAAAGTGTAAATGATCCTGCCGCCATTTTCTTTCTCCTTGTTTAAAATTTTGTGTTTAATGTGCGATTGTCTTTCGCGTAAATTATTCGCTTGTCTTTCGCATATAATATTGGACCAATAGATGTCGAAACATGAACTATTGGTTGTTTGCCTGTTAATACTAAGCTTCCTGCATTTGGTTTAGCATCGACTGATACATCTAATGTTGGAGCTATGCCGGTTATGGATATTGACCCTGCTCCGACTGCTATTACATCTCCTTCATTTACTGTCGGTTGATGTCCTTGCGTGGTTATTGAACCTGTGCTTGGATAAGCAAACTCGTTTTCATTAAATTCAGGTTGTAATCCTGTTATATTAACAGCGCCTGTTCCTAAGTTAATAATTTTACCTATTATTAAATCAGGTGTTTTACCGCTTATACTTATTATAGCATTATCCGGTTGAGCATTTATTCCTGCTTCTATATCAGGACTAAATGTGTTTGATGTTATAGAGCCTGCGCCTACATCAATAATAACATCATTAGTAAATTCTGCCTCCTCACCTGTTATAGTGATTGAGCCTGCGCCTGCATTCGCATCTATACCTGCGTTAGTAACAGGCGTTAATCCTGTTAGCGATAGATCTCCGACATTAGCGCTTATTACATTTCCAACAGCACTTATCGGTTGTTGTCCTGTGATAGTTAACGCATCTGTAGAAGGCCTGATGTCATGACCTAATAGAACAGTAGGTTGTAAACCTGTTAAGGTTAAACTGCCTGCTCCTACTAATATAACATCTCCCTCTATAACATTTGGAGTTAATCCTGTTATAGTTAAGGTATCATTACCGGGAGTTAAATCTTGTCCTGCGAGTGTGGAAGGCGTTTGTGTGGTGAAAGTTAACCCTCCAACACCCGCATTAATATCAGCGCCTATACTAGTATTTGCCTGATATGTGTTTAAAGTTATGTTACCAACATTAGCACTTATTAATATGCCTATAGAGGTTGTTGGTGTTTGTCCTGCAATAGTAACAGCACCTGTTGATGCAGTAATATTATTGCCAATATTTACTGTAGGTTGTTGTCCACTAACAGTTATAGCTCCAACACCTGCGGTTACATTAACCGGTATTTCAACAATGCCTTCAGAAGAAAAAGCACCTTCTGCATAAGTAGTGAACCCAAAAGACATTGTTTACTCCTCAGATGGTGATGTTGGCTTTTCTATTGTTCTCGGATCAACCCATGTATCATTTAAAATAAAACCATTATCAGAAGTATAAATATATTTACGAGGTAACCATTCATCTTCAGGATAATCAATAGCTTCATATAAAACAGCATTGTTAGTTGTTGTTGTTTGATCAAATATTTTATGATAATCGCCATCTTCTAAATGTGAATTAATAACTAAATTATTTTCATTAAATAAAATGTTTAGATCATCTTCAAATAAATAAATAACTGTGTTTTTTTTCTTTTTAACATTATCAATTATTTTGTTTCCATTTTCATCCAATATATCTGTTCTGTTACCATCTTCATCTTCTGTATATTGATAAGTTGTAACATCTTCATTTAAGTCGCATATAATTTTCATTTTATTACTCTTTTGTTGGATCAATGTCTGCCGGTTTTAACTGCCATCCATTATCATTCGTATATATAAATTTTCTTGCTTCAAACTCGGATGGCATATCTGGAGCATTTGTATAATGAAAAGTGTTAGTCGAATTAATATCGCAAATATGTTCGACTAAATTATTGTTCTCATCATAAACTTTAGTGTTAAATCTTTCATCATCACCAAAATCTATTGTGTAGTTATCAGGAAAAAACCAAATAACAACATTCATATAATACTTAACAAATGTTCTATCTGCTCCTGTATCGTCTTGAACTGTATTTATTAAATCTTCTTTATTCCAAGTTAAAATTTGCATTGTTTACCTATGGTTGTTTGTTAATTAAAAATTGTGTTGCTGATAAAGCTAATCCAACTTCTAAGTTGTTTGTAGATGTTGAAGTAAATGCGCCTGTTGAACTATCATAATAAACCTTACTGCCAACTGTTAATCCTGTTTGATTAGCGTCTGTTTGCCCTATTACATTTACTGTTATATCTCCGCTTGAAGCAGATGTTTGACTAGCGCCTATATAACCACCACTTCCGTCTGTGAATATATATCCAAATGCTTTAGCTGAAGTATAATAATTCGTATTTTCATTAAAATATTGTAAAACACAAAGGTTAGTTGTTGGATCAACAATTAAATTTGAACCACAATTATAATTAGCAAAATCAGTTGTCAATCCTGACGCTTCAACTGCCTTAACTGACCAATCACTCATTGTAATATCATTGCTTGATAATGTTACAGCTTGAAAATACAGCGCGTCATCTGATGTTCCGCTATCCGCGTCATAAGCCTGTATGCAATATATTTCTTTTGATGTGTCGCTATAAACACATTTAAACCATTTAGCGTCATTTAAAGTTGTTGGAGCTGTTGCAATAGCGTCTGATTTAGCAATTGATGGAATTGCGCCTGAATTACAATCTATAGTCCATCCAACATTACCATAAGGGTTCGTTCCCTCTGATCCACCACGCACTCCAAAACAAACAATCTTGTTATCTTGTTTATGCCAGGTCATATCAAAAATACCTGTTTCAGCACTTCTGCCATTATTTCCACTACTAGCAGTTAAATCAAGTTCACTGTTACTTCCATCATTAGCAGCAAAACCTGCACTTGCGCTTGAACTATTATTTTTATATGATTTTACATAGACGGTTCCACCATCAAATCCTGATGTTCTCATGCTTACAACGATCTGACCATCTGTTTCATTCCATACTGCGCAATTTCCTGCTTGCAATGATCCTGCTGTTGGATAGGTAGTCCATCCATATCCTGATCTTACAGTATATTCACTTCCGAAACCTATGGTATAACCTGAATTACTTGTATCACCATGATAAATAGGTCTGATGTATATACCATGATCCGCCCAAGCCGTTCCTTTAGTGTAAACCATATAACTACAATCATATTCACCACTTGCTCCACTTCCAAATCCACCCCAAAGAGTAGATGAGCCTGTCATTATTCCTGACAACATAAGATAGCAACTATCACCTTGATAGACACTAGAAGTTGTTGTGGTTGCTTGTTGAGTTAATGTTGTTCCAGAAACTGAATACGCATAATGTTTTATAGTGCCATCCATTATATTCCACACTACAGAAGTATCTCCATAGTAATTCTTCATTTCTGTAACAGCACTTGATCCGCTACTATCACTAAGAGTTACTGCCGAGCCATAAGTAATTGTTCCATCACTTGCTAAAGTTCCTGCAATTAGTTTTGCATAGCCATATTGATGACGAGCTGTGATATAAATATTGCCCGTTAGTGTTCCGACATAGTTACCATTTGTATTGTTATTTGTTTGTGTGCTTCCCCAGACTTCTGTTGCTGTGCCTGTAGTTAAAGTGCTTGAAGTTGCAGATATTGCTTTTATAGCTTCACCAGAACTATTAACTCCAACAGCATCTCCTGCTGTTACACTTTCTCCACTTGCTAAAGTTAAAGTTACACCACTTCCACTGCTTCCACTGTCTTGGTTCATTAATAGTTGTGTTGCTGATAAAGCTTTGCCTGCATAATAATCAGAACTTGTAGTAGATAAGCTTCCATTATCCTGAACATAATATTTTGATAATGGCGTTAAGCCACTTTGTTCGGAAACACTACCCTCTACATTTATATAAACTGTTTCGCCATCCGCTACTGTGTTTTGCGCTATCCCAAGATAGTTAGCAATATTTGATGATGTAGAAGAGCTAACGCTAAATAAGCGAGTAACATAAACATAACTGCTGTTCCATGTTCTAAAAAATGGACTATGCATTTGTCTAAAGCTATTATAAAAATAATTAATATAGCTATTTATTCCTGTATAAGTGCCTGTCGCAATAAGTGTTGATGTAGATGATACTGATAAGCTTCCTGTGTCGCTATTTATTTCAGCTAATTTAACATTACCTGACGATCCGCCTGCGTCATTATAACAATAATACCCTTTATTATTTGTTGAATCAAAAGAACATTTTGATTGTTTAGAATCATAATAAGCGCCTGATATTCCTGTTATTAATTCTGTGTCATTTGAAGAAGTTGAACCTGCGGCAGTTGTTGATGTGAATTGAATACCTCTAATTGCATTACCATTAGTGCCATAAAACAATACTACTCTTTCAATATTTGAATCCCAATAAGAACAATTAGGAGAGTTTACTTGTGAAGTATACCACGCACTCGTTGTATAACCACCACTCATATATTGTGATCCATTTTCTTTTGCATAAGTTTCGACAGTATAGTTACTGCTGTCGTTATAAAAAATATGACAATTATAGCTTGTTGGAGCGTAACACATTTGAACATATCCAGTTGTGCCTGCGCCATTAGTTACAACAAAATCATCTTGGTTTGTAAAACCAGTACCACTTGGATTAACTGATGAGAATTTGACTTGGCTTTGATTACCATTGTGAATAAATGCCACATTCATTGTATTATTATGTGGATTAGAAGCAGTCCATCCAACAGTTATTGTATTAGAATAGTTATTAATATTTTGTCTTGATCCACCTACTGTTATTACTGTTCCACTTACTGTAAAATGACCATAGGTTAACCAATTCGAATAATCTTTATGCACTTCAAAATAACCATCAAAGTCTGTTCCATTCCCTGAACCACTGCTTTTATGTCTGCATATTAAATCTCCGTAGCCATGCTGATCATCTGATGTAAAAACATATCGAGAGCCAACAGTTATATCTCCATTTGCCGCTGTCTGAACTACTATGCCTGTCCAATAACTGCTGTTATCTGGATCATTTATACCAACAACTATATCTCCATTATCTGCATTAAAAGCAGCTCCATTTTCAAATTGGAAATTGGATGGTGAGCCAAAGTTTCCGTTCTTAGTTGTTGTTGATGTTGTGGTTGCAATATCTTGCATAGTACCATCAGAGTTACGAGCAACAGGAGAGCCTGCTGTTATTGCTCCGCTTGCTGTAAATGGTAATCGTAATCCTTCTGTCGCAAAACTACTGCGATCAGCGCCATAAGTTGTAAACACATTATGTGTTCCTGCGGCTAATGTTATGGCATTACCTGAGTTACTTGAACTTAATATAGTTGTTCTTGCTAGTGTTGTTCCTGAAAGAGTATAAGTACCAATACCTACTTCCCACGCGTTATTGCCTGATCCATCAGTGATACAATAATAGGTTGTGTTACCATTGCCAATTGCACTAAAGCTTTGAAAGCCATTAACTGCTCCTGCTAATGTTAGCGTACCTGTACCTGTTGTTGTTGTGGTTTCTTTAACTCTATCTTTAACTATTAATGCCATTTAAATATCCATCCATTTACCTTTTTTCTTATATAAAGGCTTTCTAACCCTTTTAGGTTTAGTTGGTTTGTCTTCTTCAGGTGTGGTTACTCTTTTATGTAATAACTTCATATTTACATTTAATAAGTGGTATGCGGCGAAACAGTAGTTTAAACAATCCCACGCTTCATTCCTTCTTCTTAATGGTAACCATTCTGTCTTTCTTTGACCCTTGTGAAATTTCTCTACTAGGGTCTCACTTGATACTTGTTTAAAGTATTCTTCATCTAAATTATTTGGAAAGTGGACCATACCCGGTCCCTCTTCTATTTTTAGTCTGCCATACACTAGTGATTTAAGTGTATTACTGCCTAGGCTAAACAGTTTAACCTTAGCAATATTATTCTTACTCGGTCTTGATACTACCGGATAACCTTCTCCACCTTTACCTTTAACAGCATATACGCGTCTGCCTTCTCTTAGCTTGCAGAAGTTATATACCGATTGAGTATGATGACCACCGCTATCAATTGCTGTGCATCTTATTGGTAGCTCTACTCCTCTTGGATGAGCGTAAGTTTTTAATAAGAACTCGTCTAAATCTTGCCACACTTGAGGAGATGACGGATCACCTTGCAGTATCTTATGCTCTAATACATAACAAGTTTGGTCCTTCTCCCATCCTACTGTAGTACATTCTAATCTATCGTCTTGAACATCTACACCTGCAGTTATTAATATTATATTCTCGTTAAAATCATCAGGTCCATAATCTTCTGCGCGGTCCATCAATTTATCTTCGTCTATTTTTTCACCTTGGTCTTCATCCCAGACTTCGCCGAGGATTTGGTTGACGAAGATGCGGAGCGTCTCCGGGTAAGGCTTGCTATTAATAAAGTTAGTTGCAATTTCGCTGACTGTAAGCCAAGGACTATATAACGCGTTAATAAAGAAACTAGCTGTGCCATTAAAGTCAGCACTCGCTTGCCACTTGCCATTAGATATGGCTTTATAGCGTTGCATATCATCCAAAATTGAGCCGCAACACTCCATAACATACGAAGCATTTTGATGATCATTTTTATTCCATTTAACATTCTTCCACTCCAAAGTTTGATAATCGCCGCAAGCAGGACAAGGAACATAGAACTTTCGCTGATCTCCTTGATCATATAACGCTTCTATTCGACTATTACCTTTAACAGTAGGCGTTGAAACATACGCCATTTTCTTATTATGAAAGGTAGCGCATCGTCTTTCTGCTAGTGCAACTGCGTCACCTTCTGTAGTTGTTAGTCCATATCTATCGACCTCATCGCATAATAAGACGCGAACAGGCCTCGATGATATTGATGCGGCACTATTAGAACCAATTAAGTCTAAACTACCGCCTCTAAAAGATTTGCTGAATATTGTGTTTCCGCTATCGCGTGAACGAGAGTCAGCTACTTTATCTTTAAGGACATCTGTATCTCTTATCATCGGAGCTACTCTATTCCGCGAGAATGTGGATGCCATCTGTAAGCTTGGTTGAATACACATTATCGGAGCAGGGTCTAAGTGTATAAAATAACCAATGATATTTAATAGTATCTCTGTCTTACCTATCTGCGACGAACTTTTAATAACTATCTTTTCAGTATCGTAATCTGTAAAGCATCGCATTATCTCGCGCTGATATTCTGCGCGACTTGTGTTAAATTTACCTGCTTCAGCACTTGCTTCACTTGATAGTATTCTATAAGTGTCAGCCCATTCATCTATTGTTAGTTTAGGTGGTGGTCGTAGACTGTTCAGCGCTATCTTCGAGGCGTTCTGTATTGCCTCTGTCGGAACTTGTATCTGCATCATCTATAATTAGTTCTATATCACTATGTTCGTTTAAAAAATTTTCTATGTGTTCTTTAGCAATTTGCGTTGCCTTATTTACATTCTCTGCTCTTAACAGCTCCGGCACTAATCTTGTCGGCATAGCCATTGCTGACTGTTTTATTAAAGTAAATATGCGAGACCAAGTTGATATAACCTGCTCTACCTTAACTAGCTCGCCTGATTTCTCTGACACTTCTAATTCCATTAGTGCGGCTTTATGCTTTGCTATTCTTAAGTTAACTTCTTTTAGGTCATCCGGTTGATTATTGTCTAAATTAAGCTGTTTTAAATAATCAATATAACCCCAAACTGCTGTTATTAGCTTGTATTTACCTCGCGATGCGCGAGGTATTATACCTTCATTGCTAAGTTGTTGGACTCTTCTCGGTGTGATTTTAAGCAGGTTAGCTATCACTTCAACACCGACTGTTCCTTCGTTATCCTTTTTTGCCATTATATGACTCACCACTCTCCATATTAATCGCGTCTTTCCCGGTTATTTGTTGCCATCTTTCTATAATAACATCGCAATATCCTGCGCTCTTCTCTATTATTCGTGCCTTTCTACCGGTCATTTCACACGCTATTAGAGTAGAACCTGAGCCACCAAAGAAGTCAGCGACTATATCTTGTCCTCTTGTGCTGTTATTTATAGCCTCTTCTAATAAATCAACAGGCTTCTGCGTTGGATGTACATACTCTTGCGTGTTACCTTTGCTAAACGACCAAACAGTTGTCTTAGTTCTATCGCCAATATAAAAATGTTTGCCTTCACCTTTCTTCCATCCATATAAGATAGGTTCATGTTGTGATCTGTAGTCTTGGAAACCTATGCCGCCAAAATTCTTAACCCATTGTAGTGTTGCGGATAATATAAAATGTTCATTAAAACTTTTAAGGAACGCTAGCTTAGGTTTAAATTTAGAGTCGGGATGAAACAAATAAATGCAAGCTAGTGGTTTCATATTATCGTGATACACTTTCATAAACGCATCAACGAACTGTTCAAACTCATCTTCTGTTAAATTATCGTTCTCAATCTTATCCCATCCTTTAACTCTTGCGCCACGCTTAGTCTTTTGTCCGGACTGATAATCAACATTATAAGGTGGATCTGTAACAACTAGATCAATTAATTGATTGTCTAATAACTTTGATACATCATCTGCGCTAGTCGCATCGCCGCACATCACAATATGTTCGCCTAATTTATATCTTTCACCTTCCTGAACTGTGTTATCTTCAGGTAATTGTGGCGCATAATCTTTGTCGGTTAATCCTTCTTCTAACTTATCAGCTAATAAATCATTTAGTTCATCTGCATTAAAGCCTGTCTTATCTAAATCAAATGATAAGTTATTTAATTCTTTTAACTCTAACGCTAACAGCTCTTCATTCCATTCGCTATCTTGCGCTATTCTGTTGTCGGCTAATCGGTAAGCTTTAACCTGTTCATCAGTTAAATCTTTTGCAATATGGACCGGCACTTCTTTTAACCCTAATTGCTTTGCCGCTTCCATTCTTGTATGTCCGGCTATAATAACCATTTCGCTATCAACCACTATTGGTTGTTGCCATCCATACTCTGCTAAACTGCCTGCAACCTTATCCACAGAGTCCGCGTTATACCTAGGGTTTCGCGCATAAGGTATTAATTTTTTTATCGATATATTTTCTATGTCCATTTCATTTTCCTTTTTAAAGTGAAACGAACCCCACAAATTATTTTCTGTCGCTAGCAGAAACCTGCCGCGAAGAATGACC